CGGCCAAGGCCGAGCCGGGTCTCGGCACCGCCTTCTCGGTGGCCGAGCGCGGGGTCTGGGTCACCGCCCGCCACGTGGTGGACGGCTGCACCCAGGCCGCCATCGTGGTGGCCGAGGGTCGGGGCGTGGCCGCCAAGGTCAGCATCGACCAGCGCGGCGAGGCGGCCATCCTCACCACCGAGGGCGGGGCGCCGCCCCTGCCGCTCCTCCCGCCAGGGCCCGCTCGCCGATGCCTAACGACACCGCCTCCACGCCGCACCGGACGTCGCCGCCGGGAAAAGCTGAAGGACGCGCTGATCGGCGTTCTGCGGGAGCGCCATGATCCGGAAACCTGGACCGGCATTCTGGCCGAGGCGCAGGCGCGCAGTGAACGGGAGGGTCTGTGATGGCCGAGCTTCCCGAAGTCCCCACGCCGACGCTGACGGCGATCTATGCCGCTTATGAGGCCCGCCAAGGCGATGGTTTCCGAGACCACCTCGGTGCCTCGATCATCGGCAAATCCTGCGCCTGCGCGCTCTGGTACGATTTCCGCTGGGTCACGCCCGCGCGCCACTCCGGCCGCCTGCTGCGCCTCTTCGAGACCGGCCAGCTGGAAGAGGACCGCCTCGTGCGCAACCTGCGCGCCACTGGCGCAACGGTACTCGAGGTTGATCCGGAAACCGGCCGCCAATTCCGCGTCGAGGCCCATGGCGAGCACTTTGGCGGATCGCTTGACGGCGTGGCTATCGGCATCCTCGAGGCCCCGAAGAACTGGCACGTGCTGGAGTTCAAGACCCATGGGGTCAAGAGCTTCAGCGAGTTGACCGCGAAAGGCGTGGTGATGGCCAAGCCCCAGCACGCCGCGCAGATGCAGATCTACATGCATCTGACGGGGATCACCCGCGCCCTCTACGTGGCGGTCTGCAAGGACACCGATGCGCTTCACATCGAGCGCATCGAGGCCGACAGCGCCATGGCCGAGCGGCTGCTGGACAAGGCCGGCCGGGTTATCTTCGCCGAGCATCCGCCCGCGCGCATCAGCGAGGACCCGGCCTGGTTCGAATGCCGGTTTTGCGATCACCATGCTGTTTGCCACGAGGGTGGTGGGGCGGCTGTGACTTGCCGATCCTGCCTGCATGCGACGCCTGTTGATGGCGGCTGGCATTGCGCCCGCCACGACCGGATGCTGGCACCCGCCGAGCAGCGCGCGGCCTGCACCCGCCATCTCTTCATCCCCGATCTCGTCCCGGGCGAGGTCATCGATGCGGGCGACGATGTCGTCACCTACCGCATGGCCGATGGCTCGACCTGGGCAAACGACGCCCGCACGACGGAGGCCGCGCCATGCTGACCCTGCGCCCCTATCAACATGCCGCGATCACCTCGATCTACGGCTATTTCCAGAACCACAAAGGCAATCCGCTGGTGGTAATCCCGACCGCCGGGGGCAAGTCTCTCGTCATGGCCGCCTTCATCGAGGGCGTGCTGAAGGCATGGCCCGACCAGCGCATCCTGATCGTGACCCATGTGCGCGAATTGATCGCCCAGAACCATGCCGAGATGATCGGGCTCTGGCCCGAGGCCCCGGCCGGCATCTATTCGGCGGGCTTGGGCAAGCGCGAGGCGCAGGCCCGCGTCCTCTTCGCGGGTATCCAGTCGATCCACCGCCGCGCCGAGGAGGTGGGCCACACCGACCTAGTGCTGATTGACGAGGCGCATCTCATCCCGGGCGACACCAGCACCATGTATCGCCGGTTTCTGGACGGGCTGGCCCGGATCAACCCCGCGCTCAAGGTGATCGGGCTGACCGCCACGCCCTTCCGGCTCGACAGCGGCATGTTGCACGAGGGCAAGAACGCGCTCTTCACTGATATCGCCTATGAGGCCCCGGTGCGCGATCTGATCGACGCCGGATACCTGAGCCCGCTCGTGTCGAAACAGCCCGCCACGCGGCTGGATGTCTCGAAGGTCGGCACCCGCGCGGGCGATTTCATACAGCGCGATCTGGCTGCTGCGGTAGACAAGGAGGCCATCACGCGGGCGGCGGTCAGCGAGATCATTGAGCATGGGCGCGAGCGGAAATCCTGGCTGACCTTCTGTTCCGGCGTGGACCACGCTCGCCACGTGGCAGAGGAGTTCGGCCGTCAGGGCATCATCTGCCGCACGATCTTCGGAGACACGCCAAAGGACGAGCGGGATACCATCATCGCAGCATTCAAGCGCGGCGAAATCCGCGCGCTGGCCTCGATGGGCGTGCTGACAACCGGCTTCAACGCCCCTGCCGTCGATCTGATCGCGCTCCTGCGTCCCACCAAGTCCGCAGGCCTCTATGTGCAGATGGTGGGCCGCGGCACGCGCCTCGCGCCGGGAAAGGAGAACTGCCTGGTCCTCGATTTTGCGGGCAATGTTCGCTGCCACGGGCCGATCGATCTGGTCCGGCCCCGGCGGCCGGGCGAGGCCGGTGGGGGTGAGGCCCCGACCAAGGTTTGCCCGATGTGCGAGAGCATCATCGCGCTCTCGGCGACGGAATGCCCGGATTGCGGCCATGTGTTCCCGGCCCGCGAGGTGAAAATCGCCCCCACGGCGGCCACGCTCCCAGTCCTGTCGCCGAAGGTGCAGTGGCTACAGGTCGCAGGAGTCTCCTACAGCCGCCACGACAAGCTTGGCGGCCTACCCTCGCTCAAGGTCACCTACAACTGCGGGCTCAGGTCCTACAGCGAATGGGTCTGCATCGAGCATCAGGGGTACGCGCGCCAGAAGGCCGCCGAGTGGTGGCGCAAGCGCGCCCCGGGCTGCCCAGTGCCTCTTACCGTCGCTCAAGCCATCGCTGAGGCCAAGCGTCTTGCCCGCCCCAGCGAAATCTCGGTCCGTCCCTCGGGCCGCTATGTCGAAGTCTCCGGCCACAGGTTTGACCCATGCGCCCAATCCACACCGGCCTCTGCGCCGTCTGCCACCGGCAACCTCGTGGGTTTGGCTGGTTCGGCCGGGACTTCCGCATCTCCGACCCGCGCCGCGATGCCAGCCGCAAGCACCTCTGTAGCCGCACCTGCCAGGACATCTGCCATGGGAGGAAGGGCATGATCGATCCAACCCCGAACGAGGCCGAGGCGATGACCGTCGGCGGACAGCAAGGCGGCGAATACCTCGAAAGCATCGACAAATCCGATCTCGCCACCCTGACCGAGACCGAGTGGGACCGCTTCATCGATGCGGTCGTCACCGGATATTGCGACCACCTGCGCGCGCTTGCGTCCAAGGACCGTGCCCGGCTCGACGCCATGACCCCCGAGGTGCCGTTCTGATGGCTGACACATCCTGGATGGCGCGCTTTGGCGCGCGGCTCGTCACCAACGGCTATGCCATTCTGCCGATCGGCCCGGGCACGAAAAAGCCCGGGCAGTTCAAGCGAGGTGCATGGACCGATTACCCGGAATGGAACCGTCACACTGAGCGCCCCACCACGGATGTGGAGGTCACGACATGGTCCAAATGGCCCAATTGCGGGATCGGCATCGTTGGCGGCGCGGTCGCGGCGGTCGATATCGATATCCTCGAGAATGCCGAACTGGCCTTGCAGATCGAGCAGCTGGCCCGCGCGAAGCTGGGCGATACGCCTGCCTTGCGCATCGGCCGGGCCCCGAAACGGATGCTGGTCTATCGCGCTGCGCAGCCGTTTCGCGGGATCAAGCGTCATCCGCTGGAAATACTGTGCCTCGGGCAGCAGTTCCTGGCCTATGCCACCCACCCCGATACCGGTGCGCCCTATGTCTGGCCTGATGAGGCGCTGGCCGACATCGACATCAGCGATCTGCCGGTGATCACGGCCGAAGCGGCTGCCGCCTTTCTTGACGAGGCCTACGCGCTTCTGCCAGAGGCCCTGCGCCAGCGGGGTCTTTCGCTGGTCACATCCGCGACAGACCATCTGCGCAGCCACAGCCAGATCGGCACCTTGCCCGCCATCAGCGCGGCGCTGGACTGGCTGCCCAATGCAGAACTCGACTATGACAGCTGGATGCGCATCGGCATGGCGCTGAAAGGCGCACTCGGGGACGCTGGCGCCGATCTCTTTGCCGAGTGGTCCGCGCAGGCTGCCAAGGACATGCCCGCGACCACGGCCAAAGCCTGGGCCAGCTTCAAGCCCGACCGGATCGGCGCGGGCACGATCTACCATCTTGCCATGGAGCGCGGCTGGCAGCCGGACCCTGCGCTACGCCTCGATGGCAGCATGCTGGACGCAACCGAGCATCCTGCGGCGGGGCTCTTGTCAAGGCTCGATGTCACGGCAGCCGCTCCGGCAGCGCCCACACCTGCACCAGCCTATTCGCTGATCATCCCCGATGGCCTGGTAGGCGATCTGACCGATTACATGCTGGCCACCGCCCGGCGTCCGCAGCCATTGCTGTCGCTCGGGGCAAGCCTCTGCGCCATCGGCGCGCTGATGGGGCGGCGGTACCGGACCGAGGGCAACCTGCGCTCGAACCTATATGTCGTGGGCATCGCCGACAGCGGATCGGGCAAGAACCACGCCCGCGAGATCATCAACGAGACCTTCTTCGAGGCGGGTTTGGCGCACCATCTCGGGGGCAACAAGATCGCCTCCGGTGCAGGGCTTCTGACCGCGCTGCACCGCCAGCCCGCGAT